CTTCGCGCTGTACGGCGCGGACTTGACGTTGATTTCTCCCGTCGTAGCGCCGCCGGCGGCATCGACGTATTGTTTCGTTGCTGCCTGCAGGGCGGACGTGGGATTGGCTGGCAAAGTCAGCGCGCCGGTCAGCGTCCCGCCGCCGAGTGGCAAGGCGGTCGCGACCTGTGCGTCCACATAGTGTTTGGTGGCGGCCTGGCTCGCAGCGGTGGGGTCGCTGGCCAGCGTCAAGACGCCCGTCAGCGTGCCGCCGCTCAGCGGCACCGCGGCGGCCACCTGGGTGTCCACATAGTGCTTGGTGGCGGCCTGGCTCGCTGCGGTAGGGTCGCTGGCCAGCGACAAAGCACCTGTCAGCGTGCCGCCGCCGAGCGGCAATGCGGTCGCAACCTGACCATCGACATAGTGCTTGGTGGCGGCCTGGCTTGCCGCGGCAGGGTCGCTGGCAAGCATCAAGGCGCCCGCCAGCGTGCCGCCGTTCAGCGGCAAGGCGGTGGCCACCTGCGTATCCACATAGCGCTTCGTGGCCGCTTGGGTGGAGGCGGTCGGATCGCTCGCGAGGGTCAGGAAGCCGGTCAGCGCGCCGCCGCTCTTGGGTAGCGCAGTGCCGAGCTGGGTATCGACATAATTTTTGGTGGCGGCCTGCGACGCCGCGGTCGGATCCGCCGCGAGCATCAGCGGTCCGGTCAGGGCATCGCCACTGCGCAGCACGCGCGCATCCGCGTATTGCTTGGTTGCCGCTTGCAGTTGCGACGCCGGGTCGGCGGCAAGCATCAGCGGGCCCGTCATGGTTCCGCCGGACTTCGGGACGGCCGTGGCAACCTGCGCGTCGGTGTATTGCTTTGTCGCGGCCTGCAGGGCACTCGTGGGGTCGCCAGCAAGCGTCAGCGCCCCAGACAGCGTTCCCCCCGTCTTTGGGACGGCCGTGGCAACCTGCGCGTCGGTGTATTGCTTGGTCGTGGCCTGCAGGGCACTCGTGGGGTCGCCGGCAAGCGTCAGCGCCCCGGCCAGCGTTCCCCCCGTCGTCGGGACCAGCGTTGCGACCTGATTGTCCACGTAGTTCTTCGTGGCGGCTTGCAGCGGCGCCGCGGGGTCGGAGGCCAGGGTCAGGGCGCCCGCCATGGTGCCGCCGCTGCTGCTGAGCGTGGACGCCGCATAGTCGGCGAGCCTGACCGCGCCAGATGCGCCGGTCGGTGTAACCAGCGTTTGCGAGGCGTCCACATTGGCAACCCCAGGCAAGCCGCTCATGAACTGGCCATACGTCACGGCGGTGTTCTCGCCGGACTGGCCGAGCGGCACGCTGTCTCCGGACGCTGGCACGGTTCCGGCCGGAAGCTGCGACACGGTGTAGGGAGCGGCCTGCGCCGACAGTGTCCCGTTGGCAAGCACAAGGTTGGCGCCAACGGCGAGCGTTTCCGGCGCGCCGGTGCCAGCGCTGCAGCGGCCCATCAGCGTGCCGGCGGCGATGGCGAGCTCCGGTTGCACGCCGGCCAGAACTTGCGCGCGCGTGATCTTTCGGGCGGTGCCTGCCTGGCTCACCATAAGCTCGTCGTTGTCCGAGGCTGCGGTGGCGGGCGCGAGCTGATCGATCGTCGGCATGCCTGACGGAACTCCAAACAGGAAGCCCCGCGCAGCGGTCGCTGGCGGGTCCGGTGATGCCTGGGCAGAATTTTGGTGCAGGGCGGCGAGGGATGCCGCCCACTGCTCAGGAGGCGGCGAGAACGGGGTTTCCGTTCTGATCGGTCAGCACGGCGCCGGTGTTGGTCAGAATAGCCGTCGCCGGCGCAATCGGGATCGACAGCTCCAATACTGGGAGCAGAATGCTGCGCTGTATGCTGCGGCCGTTCACCGTGGTGATCAGAATCGTTACGGTATAAACCGTGCCGGCCTGTCCGCCCGCAAGCCAAAGCACGACCACTGCCCCATCGGCAGTGACCTGGTTTACAACCAGATCGCCGGGGTTGCCTGGCGCTGTCGTTACGTCGAGCGTTGCGATCGAGTCGCCTTTGTTGCCGACCAGCGCTGGCGTAATATCGAACTGGTAGTCAAGAATATCCTGAGGATCCTTGGTCGGCCAGTTCAATGGCGGAGGCGCGGCTGCCGTAGATCCGCGCGGTACCGGAATGAACGCATCCAGGACGACCGTACGAGCGGTGCTCGGCTTCCAGACATGGGATGCTGGCGTCGGCATAAGCAAGGTCCCCGGAACGGTTGACGGGTCGTTTGATATCATCTCACTGCGCCGATGCGGCCTGACCGGACGAGGCCAGTGCTTGTAGCTCCGTGCTCAATGCGGCCATGCGCGCCTGTAAATCGGCGAGGCTCGGAATGGCAGCTTCCGGTGCGGAAGTTTGCGGACGGCTGAATGTCGTGCCGGCCAAGGTCCAACCTTCCGCAATGCCGGCGACGGCGGTCACGTCCAGCCAGGTCAGCTCGGGATGGAACATTTCGGCAATATCACCGGCTGTGGTCAGCAATTCCGCCACCACACCGTCCTCGATCCGCGCATACGTTTTCATCGCTACCATCTCACCACCACATAACCTGCGGCTCCCGGCGCCCCGTTGTATGGCGTTGCGCCGTTCGCTCCCGTTCCGGCACCCGCCGCGCCACCCCCGGGGAACAAGCCGGCGACGCCTGTGGTGCCGCTGTTCTGCATTCCCCCCATCGGCGCCGCTCCGCCCATGCCGCCCTGGTTCAACAACGCCCCCTGGCCGGCCGAGCCGCTGATGCTGACGTCGCCGCCGACGCCGTAGCCGCCAGGCTTGGCGCCGAACAGCGGATAGGCGGCTGTCGCGAGATAGTTCAAGCTGCCACCTGTCGCGCTGACGAATGCCCCGAAGCTCGACGTGCCGCCGGCGGTCGCCGCCGTGCCCGAGGTCGTTCCTGCAACGCCACCCGAGCCCACCGTTACGGGAACAACCTGGCCTGGCGACAGGCCGGTTATTCGGCCGCGCGCATAGCCGCCACCGGAGCCGCCGCCGCTTGGGTAGGTTGATGTAGAGGCGTAGCTGCCAGCACCGCCGCCCCAAAGCTCGACTTCAACCTGGGTGACACCTTGCGGCACGGTGAACGCACCGGATGCCAGGAAAGTCTGCACGCCACTGCCGAAGCCCGGGCGCAAGGCGGGGAGCTTCCAGGCGAGCAGGGGCGCCTGCGGATGCAGCACGATGTTGGCGGCGGTGATTGTGGTCTGAGCGTATCCGACCGTGACAACGTACAGCCCGGCCCAGCCGCTGTCCACGGGCGGAGTCGTCTGCGACCCGGTGGTTGCGGGTGCCCCCGGTTTCAACTGCAACTGAACGCGTTGGGACCTCAGTGTGTTCTGGGCAGCGCCCGAGTTGGCCGGGCCGCTATATGGCAACGCCGGGTTGGCTGCATTGTAGTATGGCAGAACGACCGGATTGGTATCGGACTCCAGCAGCGCGGCCTCAACCAGATAGTTGATCGATTGGCCGGACGTGGTGGGCGGGCTCAGCGTAAACGGGGTGGGCGCGAGATTGACGCCCATCTTGACCAATGGGCTGGCATTGTCAGCGGCCAGCGAGCCGAAAGGCAGCGGATCGAGGACCGAGAATTGCGCGATGCTGCCAGGCCCGATGTTGATCGTCATCGAGGCGGGTGCGGTGGGACTGCAGGCAAGCCCGTCGGCGACAGTGCCTGTGCCGAGTGTTGCCTGTGCCAGATAGCCCAGCGCGACCATCGCGTTCCGGTTGGTCGTCAGCAGGTCGGTGTCGAGCGGAATGCTTCCGGGATAGACCAAATTCCTGTCCATTGCGTCCTCTTTGCGCTGCAGCGGGCGCGCTCAATTGGCGATGCGTAGCCAGCCGGTCGTGGCGATGGGAAGCACGCTGGCGGCTGCCGCGTTGATGTCCACGTCGGTCACCTGGCCTTGCAGCATCGCCAGATTGCCGTATTCAACAGCGCCTTTGTTGTATCCGCCGCAGCCACTGCCCCAGCCGGCGACGAAGGCGATGCCGGAGCCGGCCGGCCGATAGGCCGTCACGAAGAACTGGAACGGGAGATTAAGACTGCCCCAGCCGCCCGCCGCGCCATAAGCCAACCCGGACCAGCCGCCGCCAGCCGCCCCGTACGCTCCGGTGTCGGTCGCGCGGGAAGGCTCGAACACGATGGGGGACCGGCCGGTGAGGTCCTTCAGCACGCCTATGACGGCGGCCCGGGTCCCGCGTTCGCGGAGCAGTTCCGCCATAATGCGCCGCCGAAACGGATCATCCGCCTGACCTGCCCGGCGGACGAGTCGCCGGCCAAAATAGTCGCGGGCGATGACGTCAAGCCAGACGTCGGTGGCGGTGGCGATGCGGGTTTGCGCAGTTACATACTGCAGCGTCTGATAGACCCACGCCCATGCGCAGCCAAGACCGGCGAGCACGCAATCGAGGAGAGGGGTTTCATCGGCAAACCATCCGCCGGGCAGCACGACCTTGAGCCGCGCTACGATGTCGCTCTGGTCACCCGTCATGTCAGGCTACCGCAATCGTTCCGGCCTTGAGCACTCCCGAGGCCGGGGGCACGAGGTCCGCGGTGCAGCCATTGATTTGCATCTGGCTGACGTTTGTGACTGTCGGCGACGTGGCGTAGGCGATCTGAGCGATCCGGGTGAGCGCGAGGGGCGCGCCGATCGGCAGGGCATCGACATAGCGGGAGATCGCGTTCGCAACCGCCGCCGTAACGGCGGGTGAAGCACCGGAAGATCGTCCCAGCGTCACGCTCACGTTTGCCTGCAAGACGCTGGGAGGCTGAACGGTAAAGATCGACCCCACCGGGCGCACAGCTTCGACGGCGGTGCTGATGGTGCTGAGCAACGATGCCGGCGGCGATCCGGAGCCGTCGTCAACAGTGACGACGAAGCTCCCCATCTGCGGAATTCCGGCGGGGTTTAGATTCTCCGCGATCGCGTAGGCCAGGCCTTGCTGAACGCTCACGACCGCGTAGCCGACGGCGTCAGGTGTGGCCCGTGAGCGGCTGGCGATGAAGTTGCGGAACCGCGACCGAAGGGCATCGTCTGTCTCCGCGTCGAGCCCATTCTGCAGCGGAGCGGGGTTCGTCACGGTGTCGATGCCAGGCAGCGCCGAGGCAA